GAGCCTCTCGTGGACTCCGTAGGCGAAGGAGGTCATTTCCTCGTCTTTACCAAACCACTCGTTCTTCTGTAGCCAGGATTGCAGCTTCGGGTCCGGTGGGGGCGTTTGTGGAACTTGTTGCGCCTCCGCCGGGGGTGCGGGCATTGACGGAGCCGTTCGCTCCACCGTTTCCCTTTCAAACTGAGAATGATTCAGCGACTCCTGGGCCTTTAGAATGGCATCGGAATCACCAGCATCATAAGCACTCTTGTACTCTTCCCTGGCCTTGTCCATCTCTGAGGTTGCACGACCCTTGATCTCGTTGAGGAGAACTTGCTCTCCACGGTGCAACAATTCCTTCAGGTCGCGATTCTCGTGAGATACATGATTTGCGTAAGTGACAGCCTCTTCGCGCATTCGCTCCGCAGACTCTTTATTCCTACGCTCTTCATGGTACTCGTACTTGAGCTTGTTGATTCGCTTTTGAACGCTTCCACCAACAAGCTCGATTTCATCATCACTGTCTGATGACTTCCCTGTAGAATATTCTCTATCCTCTTCGGGTTGATCATCCACAATACTGATCTCGAAGTTATCATCAGATTCACTAAGAGGTTCCGAGATCGGGTTTCCCATCAGGTCGTCTATTGAAGAAGTCATGCCCTAGCCACTCCTCTCGGATCCTCAACAACAGCCTCAACTGAGTCGTCGTTGATTAGGCGAAATTCCTTACCGTGAATGAGAACGCGAGTTCCTGAATAGGCGCGCATCATCACCCAGTCACCGTCCTTGCACCATGCACCGGACGGAAATCTTTTGGTATCAGAATAGGCATCAGGGCCTGTTTTCATCACAAACCCAACGATGCTCGCGACACTCTCGGCATCACGTCTCTCGTCGGGTATGTACAGACCCGCTTCTGTCTTCTCACTTATCTCCGGAAGGGCGATTAAAATCCTGTAGCCACAGGGCTCAGGGAGCATTTGCGCCGTTCTGGGTTCTTCGTTGCTGTACTGAATTGCTTCAGACATTCCTACCTCTACGCAGTGACTTAGGGGTGTCACAGTGACCCAGCATTCCCCGCAGGGAAAGTTTCAGGGAGCGTACTAAATTTTAGTACTCACCCTCTGTTTTCGAGACAAGTTCCTTGAACTCCGCCTCGGCTAATTCTAGTCCTCTCAATATTCCCTTGATATTCTGGTACTCCTCAAAAGAGGACACATTCCCGTGTGAAATCGCATTTACGTAATGGGATTTCAACTCTTCCAGACTTGCAAGAAAGGCCTCTATCAACCCTTATCCCCCGAATCCTTCTTGAATGATTCAGCGATCTTTGCGCCAATCTTCACGCCCTCTACCCTCTCTCGGGACTCTCGGTCCCGGTCCTTCATCAGGACATCCACAGCCTTGGCTGCGGTACGGGCGTCTTCTGCACGTACCTTGGACTCATTCTCAGAAGCCTTGATATCGTTGCTCATCATACCCGCAACTATCTCCGCTCCGATCTTGGCACCCGCAATACGCTCCTGGGCAATGATCCGTTCCTGGTCCACTTCCGTACGCTGCGAGGCTTTCTGCTGATCCAATTCAAGCCGAGCCTTCGACTCTTGAATCTTGGCCTGGGTCTCCGCCTCTTTCATGCTGAGTTCGCGCTCACGCATCTGAATGATCGGATCCTGTGCCTGTTCCTGGGCCTGCTGCTGGGTGGCCTCGGCTTGGTTCTTTTGCAGCAACCTTCCGGAGGCTTCTGCCACCAACCTGGAGAGTTCAATCTCCACACTCTCCGGAAGCGGCTCTTCGGGCGGCGGGAGCGGAACTCCCATCTGCTCTTCGATCTCTCTGCGGTACTGGAAGGCAATGTGCTCTGTAATGTGAGCCATTCCAGCAGCTTGGATCGCCTGTGCCGCAGGGGTCTCTCCGAGGATCTGCTGAACCTTTGGATCTTGCCCTGCCGCCATATGGGATTGGATATGAGCTTCATGGTCCTGCCAGAGGTAGGCCTTGACCGGCTCCCCCTGGATGATGTTCATGTTCTCCGCCACCGGATCGGCTACGGGGATCTCGTTTTCCAGCGGAATGATCTTATCCGCATCCTGGATGCCCAAAACATCCAACATCTGCCTGTGGAGCTGAGGCATGTTGTACATTTGGGGTGCAGTACCGGCCAGCTGTAGAGCGGCTTGGTATTGCATGATCCTTTGGGCCATTGTGGCCGAATTGGGGTCCGAAACCGGGATTACATCGATCCGGTCATCGAAATCCTCCATTTTCATCACTTCATCGCCGCCCATATCGTAGGGATACTCATGGGGGGCATTGTCCTTGACTACTCGGGTCAAAATCTCAAACTCAATACGCATTGCGGCGTGCAATCGAGCCTGAATCGCCGCCATGACCTTCATTGAGCGTTCCATGAGTGCCAAAGTCGTCCCAACAGGGGCTTCTTGTTTCATGTCGCCAATGTTGACATCGGTCAGGGACGCAAAACGCCTTCCTTCCTCCACAATGTTCCCAAGGAGGCTGTAAAGGACAGCCGAAGGCTCTTTGTAGGGAAGGAATTGAATATTATCGGAGATCGCGCCGCTCGGGACGTCCACATCGCGGAACTCTCCAGGGGAAATGGGCGTATCGTCCCCTCGAATCCTCAGACCACGCGCTTTCAGGCCGCCGGGGAGGTTACTCAGGGTTCCAGCGTCCACAAGTTGCCTCAAAATCGAGGTTGCGGACTTCGCAAGGCCGCCAATCATGTGAATTAGGCCAAAACCGTAGAACCCTAGGCCCGGAACGTACTCATAATGGACAAAGTGCTGCCTTCGCAGCTTGTCCGGGTCCTGTTCTGCCCAGTTTCGGCGAATAGATAGGACCCTTCGGGACCCAAGCTCCACAGTTACGACGTAAGGGAGGGCAATTCCGGTTTCTTCGCCATCTTTCTGGTCCTCAAAACCCTCTAAATCGATGTCGCAGTGGAGTTCAAGGATCGTATAGCGCCCATCGAACTCAAAGCTGGACTTATCCCCTGTAAGATCGTCGTACTTCTCCTGGATCTCACTGATATCTGGGGTTGGATCGCCCAAATCCACATCCCGGTAGAACCCATCCACCTGCATCTTGCGAACATCGTTCTTGTTTCGCTTCATGACATGCGTCAGTCGCTCGCATGTCTCCAGGGAGGAGGCCCCGTAGGAAACAACAAGGTCTTCAGAGGGGACAAACATCGCGCAGGGGCGTCCCAGGTTGGGGTCCCAGTAGACCTTCCGGAAGGCCGAACCCGCCAACGGTAGGCTGAAGAGCAGTTTCTCCGTCTCCGGGCGATATTCCTTCATCACCTGGGTGACGAGGTAATTCAAGTAATTCTCAACACGATGAGCTTGCTTGGTCTTCTCATCATTCATCTTACCAATGATTTTCGTCCGCACAGGTCCGGAAGCGGGGAATATCTCACCGATAGCCTGACTCTGGAACCGAACAACCGCCTCAGCGAGTATGGGGTGGGTGACTCCGCAGGCCCCGTCCCAGGGTGTGGTTCGGTCCTCGATGCGAAGCCCAAGCTGATCCAAACCCTTGGTGTAGCTCTCTTCCCAGTCTTTCCGACTGGATCTATCCGAGAGATACGCACTCACGAGAGTGGAAGCCAATCTACCCAGCTCCGTGTCATCCATGAGTTCCGCGATATTGGAGCCAAACTCCTCCGCTTCCAGAAGATCCTCCTCTGGACGGAAGTCAATCAGGACGCCGCCATCTTCTGTTTCGATGGATACGGCCTCGGGATTGGTGATCTCAATCTCGATCTCTTCCTCGGGGCGCGGGGGGCCTTGGCTCAATGCTCGTTCGATTGCCACTTAATGAACTCTCCAAGCACGAATATCGGGGTACTCAACTTTCGCTTTCAGTGCAGCACATTCATGGCAACAACCCATGAATGGAATTTTGCCACTGCTGACATTTTCAAAAACAGTAAACATCGAACTGCACCTGGAGCACTTGAGATAGTGAGAAACCCTGTCTATCGATCTCTGGATATCCAATTAACGACCTCTCCTCTTGTCACGCTGTCGCCTCAGGCGCTCGGTCTGGGTCTTGGGGGGCGTGTATGTAGACTCGGGACGTTTTGCAGCACCCCTCTCCGCAGCCTCCCTTTTCGGCCTGTTCCTTCTTTCCACCATTGTCTTCTTGGACACCCCTGTCCTGGGCTCGCCAACAGCCTCCTTAACCCGGCCCCATAAACTCTTCCCAGTCTTCCCGGCTTTCGGGTCGTCAGCACGCCTCGTATTGTACTTCTTACCGTTCCATGTAAAGGTTCCATCAGGGCCACCAGCCTTCTTGCGACCAGCAGCGAAGGCCTGCTTGAAGGTTTGCTTCTTGGGAGCAGCTGCCTTGGTGGCCTTCTTAGGAGTAGCTGC